CGCCGGCTTGTCTTTTCAGGAGACATCAGCGACATCAGTGGAGATGCAGCTCAATGAGCGCAAAAAAACGATCACCGAAGGTATCTGCTATCTCTTCGGCGTGTCTCAGGCGGTGCTTGGAGGTAACCCTTCGGATGATGAGTACGCCGCCGCGGTGAAAATAGCGGTATTGCCGGTATTGGCCAGCATCGAGTCCGCGCTTAACCGTGATCTTCTTCTGGAGGATGAGAAGTCCGCGTATTTCTTCGCCTTTGATACCAAGGAGCTCCTGAGAGGCTCTATAGAGAAGCGGTACAAGGCGTATAAAGACGCCATTGACTCAAATGTCATGCAGATTGATGAAGCCCGGGATATGGAAAACCTGCCGCCTCTGGGAATGACCTTTGTAAAGCTTGGGTTGCAGGATGTCCTGTATGACCCGATGACAAAAGAGTTCTTTGTGCCAAACACAGGGCTGGCGGGGGGCTTCGGCGGCATGTCCATAGACGGCTTGCGGGCTTTGATTGGTGAAACCCGGGCGGATGTGGACTACATTCAACTGCCAAACGGAAAGATGAATGGCAGTCGGTCTAAAAAAAGTGCTGAGCCCCAAAAAACCTTATCAGAGCTTATGGGTGAGGAATTCACTGGTGTAAAAGGTAAAGAGGCAATCGAAAAGCTTATACAAGAAAAACGCGGGCATGTAAAAGGCGCGTTCTATCACCCGGAAATTGGCGAAATAGACTTAATGTGGGGTAGCGTAGAAGAAAGAGTAGGACTAGCGCATATAATTTCTGAGCGTAATAGTCGAAAGGCGAATGTACCCAGATTTCTCGCGGAAATGCCATACGCTATAGAACATGGCACAGTTGGGGAAAACAGTAACTATCCTGAAACGCGTGAAAACATTTATTACCAAGACAAAGTGTTCATTATCGCATATGAGTTGAGAGGCTCAGAAACAAGAACGGTGTTAACGGCTTTCCAGACATAAAAAAGAATCAATGTAATCGGGAGGTTTTGGCACTAACCCGATTCTTGGCTGACAGACCACTTCCTCAGCCGACATTGAATCTCTGTTTTAATTATATCACTGCAAACAAATTTTATAAACTATTTTTTAGCGGAAGCGGTTCCCCATACGAAAAGAAGGCAACTCTATATTCAAAGCGCATACAAAAACAGAACCGACTAAGGCGCCAGATAGTCTTATCAGACTTTCCGCAGACGTCCGAAACGCTCCTTTAAGGTTCTGCTCTTAACACAATTATATCATAACGAGGCGAAAAGGTTATGTATCCTTTGACGGCATATTAAGCGGTCAAATACAAAAGCCGCCACACCTAAGACTTTTACAGATATCTGTAACCTTCAGGATAATGGCAGCTTTCTCAGTTATTATACCAGATCCACGAAACAAACAAACAACATTCTTTTGAGGAGGTGACATATGAAAGTTGAGGTAAGGTCAGACTGCGTGTTGCTGGACGGCTATGTAAACGCCGTGGGGCGCGACAGTAGGCCGATTCCTGATCGGCGCGGCGCTTTTGTGGAACAAGTCGAGCCTGGAGCGTTTGGAAGGGCGCTTGGCAGGGGGAGAAAAGTAGACCTGAAAGTAAACCATGAGAGGGTACTTGGCAGTAATACAGACGGAGCGCTTGAGCTGTATGAGGACAATATCGGGCTTCGGGCTAAAGCGAAGGTGACAGACGCCGCGATAATCGAAAAAGCGCGTAAAAAGCAGCTCCGGGGATGGTCGTTTGGTTTCGCTAAGCCGGTTGACGTATGGGAGGAGCGGACAGACGCCCTACCGAGACGTTACCTGAAGGACTTTATTCTAAACGAGGTTACGATTGTCGATGACACGAAACTCCCAGCTTACGTGGCGACATCAATCGAGACTCGCGAGGATGAAACGGAGCTTATCGAGCACAGAATATCAGATGACACTCCGGAGTATGATATCGAGCCGGAAAACCCGGAGCGGGACGATGACAATCCCACTGAGCCGGACGCGAGGACATCAATGGCGAGCTTACGGGCTCGAAGGTTGAAATTAGCTTAAACAAAAAACACAGGAGGAGAAGAAAATGAACCTGAAACAACTTATTGAGAAAAGAAACGCCCTCATGGACGAGATGGACGCGTTATTGCGGTCTTGTGTGAACGGCGAGGAAACCAGGACGCTTACGGACGAGGAGTCAGGAAAGTTTGACCAGCTGGAGGCTGAGATAAGGAGTCTGGATACCTCCATAGCGGCTATCAAGGCGCGCAACAAACTGAATCAGGAGAAGCCGGATGACCAGCCTGGGGTAGGCGAGGAGCAGCGCGCGTTGGACGAGCAAAACTTCTTATCGTTTGTCAGAGGCGAGACCCGCGCTTTGGATATCGCGCAAAATGGCGGGATCATCCCGGCGCATATCGCCAACAAAATCATCGAGACGGTAAGGGAGCTCTCGCCTATACTTTCGCTCTCTACCGTGTATAACGTGGGCGGGGATCTTATATTCCCGGTCTATGACGAGACAACCTCGTCTATCGGGGCTTCCTTTGTCGAGGATATGCAGGAGCTCACTGAAGGCACCGGTAAGTTCACGACCGTGAAGCTTGAGAACTTCATTGTCGGCACACTGGCTAAGATATCAAAATCACTGATGAACCGTACGGACTTTGATTTACTCAGCTTTGTGATTCGCAAAGTCGCCCAAGCCATCGCCGAGTTCCTTGAGAAGCATCTGATTCAGGGCGCCACCGGGAAAAACGTCGGTATTCTCAGCGCTACTCAGACAGTGACAGCGCCTTCCGCTACCGCTCTGACCGCGGATGACCTTATTGACCTTCAGATGTCCGTTGTCATGCACTATCAGCGAAACGCGTGCTGGATCATGCACAAGAACATCCTCAAGGTGATCAGGAAGCTCAAAGACAGCACTGGCGAGTATCTACTCAACAAGGATATTACGACACCGTTTGGGTGGAGTATCCTTGGCAAACCCGTGTACATCACGGAGAGTATGCCCTCAGCGATAGCCACTGGCGCGAAGGTTGTGGCTTATGGCGACATGACAGGGCTGTATGTTAAATTCGCGCAAAACATCGAGTTGCAGGTACTGCTTGAGAAGTACGCCACTCAGCACGCCATCGGCGTTGTTGGCTATGTGGAGTTTGACAGTAAGATAGTCGAGCCGCAGAAGATATCGTTGTTGAAAATGGCGTAAAAGGGTTAATAAATCATGATTTGGAGGGGACGAAATGAGGATAAAAGCGTTAAAGAATTTCTCAGGCATGGTATGCATGTCCATGGGCGAGGTACGTGACGTCAGGGATGATATCGCGAATGATCTGATAGGAGCGGAGTACGCCGAGGCTGTCGAACGGGATCCTGCCAAAGCGCCGGATCCAGATCCACCGGCAGACCCACCAGTGGCGCCGGACTCAGATCCGAACAAAGCTCCGGAGTCGGAGCCGAATTCTGCGCCAGAAACAAGCAAAGCGAAGACTCCGAAGAAATAAACGCGGGCGAGTAAGGAGAAGGCGATGAAGCTCAGTGAGGTGACTGAAAAAGATATAGCGGCGTGGTGCCATGTGGCTGAGGATGACCCTCGCCTGCCTATCGCGTGGGCTGCCGCCTCTATGGCGGTGCGAAGCCATACAGGGCTAAGCGAGGCGAAGGCTGATGAGTATCCCGGGCTCACCGTAGCGGCGCTTATCATAGCCGCTGACACGCTGTACAACACACTGATGCATGTCGATAATGACAAGTTGAATCAGGTTGTCGGGAGTTTTCTAAGCTTGCATGACCGCAATCTGCTTCCCGGTGAGGCGAAGGCATGAACGCGGGGGATTTCAGATGGCAGGTCGACATACTCGCTTTCACTGAGGTTGAGGACGGCCAGTACGCCTGGACGCCTGTTGACCGTGTATGGGCTAAGATGGAGCGTCAAAGCCGGGTCGCTGTTTACGCGAAATACGGTGTCTCCGCGGATTCCATAAAGTTCACGATCCACAGCCGACCAGGTCTGTCGCTTCACAACGCTCTCAGATTTGTGTCATCGGATAATGAGCATTGCTTTTTGACCGGGATAGATCCCTCTATCCCCGGTTTCCTCACTCTGACCGTGGCCTTGACCGCGGTACGCGGGTGCGTGGTAGAGCGTACCAAGACGACCCGGGGGGCGCTTAACCGGCCGGAAGTGTCAAAGCTGCCGCCGCTAATCTTTCCGGGCATCGTGACGGAAAAATGGATCCGGCAGGAACAGTCAGAGCCTATGTCCTACTCAGAAACCCGGTACATCCTTGTCACGCCGAAAAACATCAATATTGACGCGGGGGAATTGGTCAAAATTGATGGTCACGATTACGAGGTTGTTATTCCACACACGCTTGATCAGCATAAAAACGAGTATGAGATATCGCGAAGGAGTGACAACTGATGACGGGCATCGATTTATCCGGGCTTGACGCGCTTGACGGACGGTTTAAAAAAGCGCTTCAGGAGAGGCCAACTCTACGGAGACATATGCATGAGGAAGTCAGCGCGGCGATTCAAGAGGAATTGCGTCAATCTATTGGGCGCTCAGGCATAATCGAGCGAGACAGAAAGCTTAGAGGTTGGCAAGCTCGTTACGTTGGCTCTCGTGGTGGGTACGCCGCTGTCAGACCCATAGGGCAAGCAGATGGCGGAGGGACGGGATCAAACAGCGCTGGCGCTATAACTAATTACCTAGAGAGCGGGCATAAGGTTAGACCCTCAAAGGCGTCAGCCACGGCAGGGCGAAAACTCAGGAAAAGCCGGGCGCGTCAACAGCATGTGAGTGGATATGGCTTCTATGCGGAAACGCGTAATCACGCTCAGAGGATAGCGCTTGACGCGGCGAACAGCTACGCGGACGCTTTCGCGGAAAGACTGGGTGATTAGATGCTCCCTATGAACATAGTAATGGACGCGATAAATCAACTGATCGCGGAAAAATTCCCAACTGACACGGTGTATGTAAACCTGATACCAAGGGATTTCAAACGCCCGTCAACTCTTATAGAGCTTGATACTTGGGATCCACGGCCAGCGGGGAAATCATTGTTAGATGTGACCGCGGCATTCGCCCTCACTTGCTATATGGATGTTGACGGGCACTACAACACAGACACGCAGCGGCTCATTCAAAGACAATACGAGGTAATGGACCTCTTCGCTAAAGGTTATATGAAAGTCACTGACAGAAACCTTGAGGTAGTCGCGGCGCCTGGAGGAATGAGCTTTGCTGATTGTTTTATTGATTTACGGTTTAATTATTTCGATGATCGCCCGGATGTGGCCGAGGTTCCGCCACTGATGGAAACGATCGAGGCAAATATGACAATGGAGGAATGAAGATATGGGATTACCAAACATTGAGGTAACATTTCAAGCGCTCGCTAATACCGCGATACAAAGACTTTCCCGCGGCGTTGTCGGGATAATCCTGAAAGACGAGAAAGCGAATGGCGCCTGTGAGCTCACGAGGGCGTCACAGATAAAGGATAAGCTGAAAGAATTGGGCGTTAATAATCAGGAGTATATCAGTATAGCGTTTCTTGGGTATGTAACGGCGCCAATGAAAGTCATCGCGTATGTGCTCCCAGTGACAGCTGCGGTCTTGACGGAAGCGCTCGATTACATGGCCACCAAGCCTATTGACTATCTAGTGGGGCCGCCTGACATCACGCCGACTCAGGCGGAAGAAATACAGGAATGGATTGATGGCCGAAGGGCGGCAAAGGCGACGCCCAAAGCTGTGCTGCCAAAATTGGCCGCGGATAATTACGCCATTGTCAATTTCACCACTGAGGATATTGTCGCCGGGGTTAAGAACTACACAACAGCGGGGTTTTGCTCACGTATCGCAGGCTTAATCGCTGGCACCCCCGTGACGATTTCCTGCACATACGCTCCGCTGCCGGAAGTCACGCGAGTTAAGGCTCTTGATAAAGAGGCTATGGACGACGCGGTTGACGCCGGGGAGTTCATCATCTTCAGCGATGGGGCGAAGGTGAAGGTCGGCAGGGCGGTAAACAGCTTCCAGAACGCCAAGGGGATCGCCACGCTAAACGACAGTTGGAAGAAAATCAAGATTGTCGAAGCCATGGACATGATGATGAGTGATATCAGCGCTACCGCGCAGGACACTTACATCGGGAAATACGCGAACAGCTACGACAACAAGTGTTTACTCATCACAGCTATAAGTAACTACTTCGCCGCGTTGGAGCGAGAGGGTGTATTAGCGGCGGGAAGAAGCTCTATCGAAATCGACATTGACGCTCAGGAGTCTTATCTGTTGTCAAAAGGCGTTGATATCGCGTCAATGTCAGAGCAGGATATCAAAGAGGCGAACACTGGATCCACTGTATTCCTGAGAGCCTCAGTGTCTATCCTTGACGCTATCGAGGATATTACGCTCAAAATCACCATATAGGAGGGCAATTAAATGGACAGCGCTAAAAGAGTAATAAGCGGCACATGGGGCGAGCTGTGGATGGACGGCGAGTATGTGGCTGAGTGCTATGGGTTGCAAGCGAAATACACGTATAACAAAGAGGACGTGGCGAGGTGCCGTCAAATGGCGGTGGACAGCAAGGTGATTTCGACAAAGGGAACAGGCTCTGTCACTATGCACAAGGTCAATTCACGGATGGCTTTGAAAATTGGGGATAAAATCCGCGATGGCAAGGATGTGCGCTTTACTATCGTGTCGAAGCTTGATGATCCTGACGCGTATGGAGCTGAGCGCGTGAGTTTGCTCAATGTGTCATATGATGATTTCACTCTGGCTGACTGGCAGGCGGCGTCAAAGGGCACAATATCGGCGCCGTTTACATTCACCGATCATAAGTATCTCGACACAATAGGAGTTCGGTAATGGATGTATTAGAGCTTTTGCTAAATGCGAACCCGACGAAGCTTCCTGAGAAAGATTATAAGATAAAACGGTTATCAAAAGAGCTTGACGCTGACGTGATTTTCAGGCTAAGAGCGCTGCCTTATTCGCGGGTAGCGGAGATCCGGCGGGTGGATGAGGATGACCGAGATCCGCACGTAGTGCTCGCCGGCGTGATATCTCCGGATCTGAGAAGCCCCGCGTTGATGGAGAAATATGGCGCGGCTACCCCAGTGGACACGCTTAAGTTAATGCTATTGCCGGGCGAGATAGACGATCTAGCTATACGCGTTCAACAGCTAAGCGGATATAAGTCCAATGTCACGGAAGAGGTTAAAAAAAACTCAGAGAAGACCCTGAGTTCCAACTGATTCAGTTTTTATTCAAGCGGCATGGGATACTTCCGGGAGCGTACTATAACCTTCCGGAAGGGGAAAAGGTAATGATCCGAGTTATGTTTGATGATTTCATGAGAGGAAGCGGCTGATGGCGAAAACGACAAGCATAGCGAAAACGACAAGCATAGCGATAAGCGCCAAGGATAACTTCTCGCCGGCTGTTACCTCCATGCGAAACACGACACAAGCTTTTCGCAAAGACATTGACATGGCGAGAGAGCGTCTGATCCAACTGAGCAATACTAAGCTTAACCTTGAGACAGCTATAAAAGACACCTCTGAAGCGATGCAGGGGCTAAAAAAAGATATGGAGTCCGGCACGATGAGTATGACCGACTTCATAAAAGCCGCTGAGCGCTTGGAAAGCGGCGAGTTTGACACTAAACCTCTTTCCGATGAGTTAAAGCGAGTGTCTCAAGAGGCGGGCAGGGCGGAAAAGGATCTCGCCAAACTGTATGACGCCCAGGCGAAGCTTGAGAACCGGGCTGGTAGTGGTGGGTTGCTGTCCGCCCTAGCTGGCGCCGGGGCGGCTTCCATGATCGGCAACGCCCTGAGCGGCGCCGCTGGCGCGTATGTCGGAAGCGCGTATGGGCGTGAGGCCAGTACATACTTCCAAAGCGCGTTATCAAGCGCCGGCATGGGAGCGGCGATAGGGACAGCCATAGCGCCTGGCATAGGCACAGCGGTTGGCGCGGTATTGGGCGGGGTTGTAGGCGCTTTTCAGTCGGAAACAAAGATATTTGAGCGAAAAGACGCCTCGTTCAAGGAGTATTACCAAGGTTTATACTCGGACGTGACTGGGGAACAGGCGCGTTCTTTAGCCGCGGGGACAGATATCGCAGGCGCGCGGGAGCGGGATCTCGTAGCGTTTGAGACTTTACTTAAAGGCGACGCGGAGGCCGCGCGCGAGTTCCAACAAACACTAATAGAGATAGGGCGCACGCCGCCACTGAGCTATAACCTGGTCTCGGATATATCCAGAGGAATGATCGCGCTTGGCAAATCCACGGATGAGGTTGAAGAGCGACTGAACAGTTTGTCAGACGCCGCTTACGCGCTCAACTGGTCGGACTCTGAAGTCGCTTCACTTGTCAGCTTAATGGACTCCGCGATTGAAATGGGTAAATTTGATTCAAGGACAGCGCGTTCATTGGTGAAGCAAGGAATCTGGGTTAAACAAGCGTTAACTGAGTCTTTCAGAGGCTTAGCGTCAGGCGACATGCTTACTGAGGAAGACATTGAGGTATTTCTCAAGAATCTTGGTGATAACGGCGCGTCCGTGGAAGAGGTTGTTGATTCAATCTATAAGTTCATGAGCCGTGAGTTTGAGGGCGCGGCGTTGAGCGCGTCAGAAACATATACTGGTTTGTTAGGAAAACTGGACTCATACAGAGCTGACATGGACGCCGCCATGGGTGAGGGGTTCATGGCGGAACGAAGCGCAGGTATGCGTGAGCAGGTCAATTGGATGAGCGGGGCGAGCGGCGAGATGCTGAAAGACGCCAACCGCATGATTGGCCAATGGCAAGCGTCCCTTGAGAACCAGCGAGAAGAGTTCCAGCGGGACGCCATGACGGCGGTAATGACAGGCGTGATTTCGGATGGTTTTGCGGATAGCGCCCAACGGGAGCGCCTGGAACAAATGTTCGCGCAGTATCAAGAGCTCGCCGCGTCAGACGCTGTTGACGCCGGCGCCGCCATGGGAGCGCTGCTCGCTGAAGCGCAGGCGATAGCGATTAATGAGTATAACGCCTCTGAGGGCGCTCAACTCCAGCTAAATACGCAAATAGACCTCGCTGAGCGGATAAGAGATAACGCGACGTTGAATGAGTTATATTATGACGCTGGTTATCGCTGGCAAGAGGCGATATCAGAAGGCATGATGGCTGCCGCGGGTGGGGCAGAAAGTAAAAGCTTCGCCCTTACCATGCCAACTTCTACTCACATCCCTTCTTCGTTTAGAGATTACGCCGACCCCGAGGGCTCTTGGTTTGGCTTAGGATGGCGTAATCACGCCTATGGCCTTGACAGGGTCCCCTATGATAACTACCCGGCTATGCTGCATGAGGGCGAGCGGGTGCTTACGGCGAGCGAGGCGAGAAGTCAGAGTAATGGAGCCAATATTACGATAACCGGTAACACTTGGAATGTTAGGGAAGAGGCGGATGTTGAACGGATAGCCAGAGAGATTGTGTCACAAATGAGACAAGCGGACATGCTGATGTGAGGATTGTTGATGAAGTTTATTTTTAAAGACAACGCGAATACTGAGCTGATATTACCGGTCACGCCGAAAGATTTTGAGATTCAAAATGGCATAAATATTGAGACGGTAAACATTCACGCGTTAGGGGACATTATTATCGCGGGGTATAGGAAGCTTGGCGGTTTTAAAATCCCTTGCTTGCTTCCCGCAAGGGATTACCCTTTCGCTCACGTGACTGGAAAAGACCCATACGAGTATGTGGAGCGGTTCAATAAATGGTGTCAGGAAAGGGTCGCGCTGCGCTTTATTATTTCTGACACCCCGGTGAACACGCCAGCGCTCATTGAGTCAGTGCAGTATGGCGAAAAGGACGGGACGGGAGATGTCTATATGACTCTGAATCTGCGTGAGTACAGAGAGATTTCGATGACTCAGACTCAAAAGAGGGAACAGACAGGCAACGCGACTCGGGAAGAGCCCGCGGCGCGAGCGACCGCGGATACCTATGTTGTTGTGAAGGGGGATACCCTATCAGCGATAAGCCGTAAGTTTTATGGGGACGCTTCCCTGTGCTATGTCTTAGCGGATTTTAACGCGATTAAAAATGCGAACCTCATATTCCCGGGGCAGTCAATAAAAATACCATCGAAAGAACTATTGAAGGGTGTGGCCTAATGGTTCTCGCGCTCTCAATCGCCACAAGCGAAGGCGTAACTGATATCGCGTCAATGGCGCCTACGATAAATTGGAGCGGGGACTACGCCCGGTGCGCCAGGACGCTTTCGTTTGGCATGGTAAGCTCGCCGATCGACGCGAGTATCCCGGTAGTGGATGTCCCGCTTGGCGCGGGGATATTGTTGCGGGATGAGGGCGAACTGTTGTTCGAGGGCTATATCTTTACTCGTCAGAAGCTTACTGACTCAAGCGTAGTGGAAATCACGGGTCATGACCGGGGGATTTACCTGAATAAAAATAAAGCTGTATACAAGTTCAGTAACATGACCCCTGAGGATATAACAAAGCGCGTCTGCGCTGACTTCGGGATTCAGACAGGCAACGTCATCACCACTGGCGTGAGGATATCTCGTAACTTTGTCGGAGTGTCTTTATACCAGATAATCCAGACCGCGTATACGTTGGCGTCAAGAGAGACCGGGGATAAGTATCAGATTCGCTTTAAAGGATCCACCTTGGAGGTAATAAAAAAAGATATATCTGACGACACTCTTATCATTGCGGGTGGAAGTAATCTTATCTCCGCCGCTGTGACAGAGAGCATTGAAAATATGGTAACTCAGGTCGCCATCCATGGGGATAACGATAAGTTGATAACCACTGTGAAAAACGACGAACTCATCGGGCTTTATGGAGTTATGCGGGAGTATCTGAAGAAAACAAAGGGTGAGGATCCTGTCGCGAAAGCTCGGCGGATGCTTGAGGATAATGGCGTGAGTCAAAAGATCACGGTAAACAATCTCGGAGACATTCGCTGCGTAACCGGGAACGCGGTGGTGTTACAAGAGCCTTACACAGGGCTTTATGGGCTGTTTTGGATTGACTCGGATACGCACACATGGAAAAAAGGCATGTATTTCAATAAGCTTACGCTCAACTTCCGTCGGATGATGGATGAGCGGGAAGCCGGCAGCGTAACGAAAGACAAGAAAACCGGTAAGGCTGATAAATGGGAGTATGTATTTAACCAGAAGGGCGGTGACGCGCATGGAGGATAACCCATACTCCGCTTTAGTCGGCTTGATGCGCGTTAGCGCTAAAGAGTCAACGCCAGTGGCGTTTCGTATTGGCGTTGTAGTGAATGAGGACCCGTTGTCTATCGATATTGGCGGCGCTTTGCAGGAAGCGGAAGCGTTGGTGCACGCGACAACATCGCCTTTTGTGGAAGTTACGGTTGACACGGAAATCGCTACTACTACCCCTCACTCTCATAGTGGCGGGGATCAGTCGTCAGTTACAGTAAACCCTCACGCGCATTCTGCCAGAGTTACAAACAAGCTGCCAAGGTTCTTCCGGGGAGAAAGCCTGCTGCTTGTACCGATAGAGGATGAGCAAAGATATATTGTGTTAGCGAGGCTGGTGGGGCTATGACATCTTTATTCCCAATCATTCAACCTCAATTAGTGTCTAATGATATCAACAGAGGGTTGTATGTTGAGGTGGCTTGGGATTTCGAGAACAACAGGCAGATATATAAAAATGGCGAGCCCGAGCTTGTGGCGGG